CTCTGCTATTTCAGGGGCAATAAGTCCCTTCACATTCTTTGTGGAGGTCTTGGCAACTGGATAGTACGTGTTATTGGTTGATATCCTATGGTAGATATCCCCGGGGAGAGATCATTTTATTTTCATTTTATGAAAGTAAAATGAAGTCTAACGAATATGACTGTCTATGGAAGAGAGCCATATCGCCCGCATACCTATGTATGATGTAAAATATCGTTCATATAACGTCTTCCACAATTAAGTGAAACTGACTCTACAACTTAGTTGCTTTTGAGTCAGAAACAGATTAAGAGGGGCCTTTCGGCACAACAATTATATTTCCGATGAGAAACATCATGCAAAACAAACTGGATTCAGTTGGGTTCATGTCTTTCAACATGTTCCCACACTGAACACGGCTTTTGATATGGAGTTTACAACTCGAGAAAGCTCCTTATATGAAACTCTGTGATCGTCTAATGCGTATCTGAAAGGCTTCAGGAGGATTATTCCTCGTGAAGTACTTAAAGGAGTGCACTAGAATATTACAGGCTCATATATCAGGCCATCCTATATCCCTTAGTGAAGGGTGTATTATTGGCTTGGAGAAGGGACTACCTACTATCATTCCTTTTATCCTTAGACAGAGAATTCTGTCAGGGGTACAGGATGATATAAGGGGAGTCCTATCACTTCTTCAGGCGTACCGGGTTATAAAAGTACCCGGCGTATTAAAGCTATCGACTATCACTGATCCCTTTAAAGGTCAGTCTAGTACGTTAGGTAAATACGAGCTAATTAGAGCTGTAAAGGAGTTAGGAAGTTTTCCTTCCTTAAAACCTATTACACTTAAATTACTTACGTCTGCAGGACCAAATCACTCAACTTCAATGCTAGGTGTCTGAAAAGACATCCTAGCTTGGAGAGATTCTGAATTGCTTCCTCATCTAAAAGAATTTATCACTCTGATAGATGGGGACGATTCAGACTTTCTCAAATTGTTTAACTCTGAGTTAGAATTCTTATCTGATGTTGAAGTAACAACTTCAAAAGAGAATAAGAAACTAATTCTTGGTAAACTTTCTGAGAAAGAGGAGGCGGCCGGAAAAGTGAGAGTGTTTGCCATCACTGACGCTATAACACAAAGTGTGTTAGCCCCAATTCATGATGCGATCTTTCAAGTATTAAAAGTCCTTCCAATGGATGGAACTTTTGACCAAGATAGACCTCTGCAGAGACTAATGTCTCTTCATGAAGAAGGTGCGTTAGCTGGACAAACATTCTACTCTTACGACCTGAGCGCGGCAACCGATCGGTTACCTATAGCACTTCAAGAACAAGTTTTAGCTTGTCACTTGGGAGACACCTTAGCGGAGTTATGAGCAAAGCTCTTAACCGACCGTGATTGGTGACTTATCAATAAGGATAATCCAAAAGGATTACCTTTACGATATGCTGTTGGGCAACCGATGGGGGCATTATCTTCATGAGGTATGCTTGCATTAACTCACCACGTAGTGGTGCGTTACGCAGCAAACCAAGTCGGTATTCCCGACTTTAATCATTATGCACTTCTGGGTGACGATATAGTTATCGCAAACACAGCAGTAGCAAAACGATATCATGAGATAATGACCATCGTACTTGGGGTTGATATCAATCTTTCTAAGTCATTAGTTTCAGAGCACTCCATGGAGTTTGCTAAGAGATTAATAACTACAGAAGGAGAGGTATCTCCAGTAGGAGCCAAGAATTTGTTAGTAGCTCTAAAGACATTGAAAGGAGTTCCTTCAGTGCTTTTAGATCTAGTTAACAAAGGAAAGGTCTTTTCCGAGGGTCAAATAATGAAAATGCTAGAGACGAT